TCAGGCATTCCATATTCAGAGAAAACAAAGGAGCGTTACCAGGAATTGACAGAGGCAATTCCTGTCCCTGCCTTGCTCAAAGAATGGGTTTCCCTCATGACAGCAAGGCATGGGGAAAAAGTGAAAGTTCATCAATCTGTTTACACCAATTGGCTTACTGCCTTGCTTATTGTGAGGTATGGAGAAGCCGAATCATTCTGGCCAAAGGAGTTTTCCGATAAGGATATTAACCGTGCCGCTTTTTGGCTTAGAGGGAAAATGCCAGAAGGGGTTTCCTATAATCCCGACATCAAAGGGAAGGCTGATTCAATCCTTACGGTAGGATTGAAAACTCTTGTCATGATGTTAATCGGAGGTGGGTTGGCTTGGGCCTACGATCCAATGTTCCTCTTGACCCTTCCACTGATTCTTGGAACGGCTCTGACTGATCTTGCGGAAGACAACATGATCGAGGGATTCAACCGAACTAAACTTCAGACCATCGACGATTGGACAACTCAAGCGTACAGCGTTGGCGATATCGTCCAACCGGCTACGTGGATCGACAGGCTCTTTCGATGTGTTGTAGCTGGAACTTCTACTGGGAGTGAACCAGCTTTCAATACGGCCATCGGTGCTGAAACCACAGACAGCGGAGGCGTGGTGTGGGTTTCCTGTGCCGTTGGCCCATTAAAAGAACCAATCTTCTGGGCATTATTTACAGCAACACCAGGAGAAACGGGTGGTGGTACGGAAGTTTCAGGCGGGGCTTATGCTCGCACTGCACACCAACCACTTGATGCAAACTATGATGCACCAGGGGGCGGGACAGGACAGACCGCTAACTCCATAGCCATTACTTTCCCAGCACCATCCGGCGCAAATTGGGGGACGGTGACTTCCTTTGCAAGAGTTGATCGAGCAACGGGAGTCGCCAGCATGTTTAGTTATGCGTCTTTGACTTCTTCAGAAGTTATCAACGACGGCGATCAGGCACCACGATTTGCTATTGGTGCCTTAACCTCAACCTGGGCCTAACCAATGTCGGTTTTACCAACAACATTCACAAAGGTAGTCAACGAAGGAAGCACGGCGATTTATACTGCCGTGCTTCAAGATCAAGATGGGGTCATCATTCCACTTGCAGACATTTCTACTCTCACCATTTCTCTCTGTACGCTTGATGGAACTGAGATAAATGGTCGGACAGATCAAAATGCCTTAAATGCGAATGGTGTCACCGTGGATGCTCTTGGCAATTTGACGTTTGTCTTAGAGCCAGCAGACACGGCAATCATTTTTCCAGCTTCCACAAATGTTTTTGAAATACATCGGGCAACTTTCAAGGTGGTTTATAGCGGTGGGTTTTCTAATTGGGATGTTGATATAAATGTCAGAAATTTATTGCACGTAACCTAATAGGAAAAAAATATGTCTTTCATCATTGAAGATGGATCAGGAATCCCCTCAGCAAATGCCTACGCCTCAACTGCCTACATGCTCAACTATTTGACTGAGCGAAACAGGCAAGCACAAAACCTTTGGGAAGACTTGACCTTACCTGTCCAGCAAGCCCATGGCATTGCCGCTACCGATTATATTGAAGGTCGTTTTCGGTTGCGCTTCATGGGACAAAAACAATTCCGAAGCATCACAAGAGCCAAAGCCGTACTGACCTTTGTGGACAATCCCATTGCTGCTTCGGTGGTAGTGCTCGGGGCACAAACCTATACATTTGTGGCCGCTTTGGGGGTAGCAGACGATGTTCTGCTTGGGGCCAATGCTCAAGGGTCCATGAATAATCTTATCAACGCTATCGCCGCTTTGCCTGACCAGGCTGGTGTGACACATGGAACGGGCACGGTGGCGAATGTGGATGCCTCAGGATCAGCGTTTGAAGACAACGCCCTGGTTGCGGAAGCCTTAGTGGATGGCACACCAGGAAATTTAATTGTCAGCACCACCGATGTAGTCAATGGAACATGGAGCAGCGCAACATTGATCGGAGGCACCAGCGTCGGAAAGCCACAACCTCTTTCCTTCCCAAAAATAAATTTATTTGATCGTGATGGGTTGCAAGTGTTGGGAATGCCGGACAGGTTATTGCAAGCCACAACAGAATATGCCGTGCGGAATGCCGGAGCTATCTTGCAACCAGATCCCGATGTCACGACTGGACTTCAAGTGGTGGAGAAAAAAGAGAAGGTCGACGTAATTGAGGAAATCACCAAATGGACAGAAGGCGGGGCAATCCAAATATCAATTCCCTATCCAGCTGCCGATAGCCTTCTTTGCGAATATCTTCGCCCGAGTGGGTTGGTCTTCAGGAGTTAACGATGCCGATCATCAAAACATCCAAAGGGTTTAAGTTTGGGCAATCAGGAAAAGTATTTCCCACAAGAAAGCAAGCAGTTCGACAAGGGCAAGCCATCAAAGCCAGTCAGGGCAAAAAAAAATAAATGGCAACACGATTCGGAAAATTCCAGACTCTTGCGCAAAAATTGATTACCAAGAATGGGCGATTGGTGACTGTAAAGATTACTTCAGACTTCCCACAAAATCCAAATGAACCATGGGGACCAAATACCGCTGATGTAGATATTGCCAACGTGCCAGCTGTGTTTCTTGAATACAAGAAATCTGATTTGAATTTTCGTAATACATTCGGGATAGGTGGAGCTGACACACTTATTCAGATGGGCGATAAAAAATGCTTGATTGCCCAATTGGATTTGCCCAACACTCAACCCCAAACCAAAGACAAGATTCTGGATGTTGATGGGACGGAATGGAAAATCATCACGGTCAACACTTTGCAACCAGGCAACATTACTGAAACGATCATGTTTGAATTGCAAGTACGAAGCTGATGGCACAAAGGATTCGGCTACAAATTAAGAAAGTCCAAGGGGATTTGGTGAAAGGCATCGAGCGCATAATTGGCGAGGGAGCATTTGCGTCCTTCTCAGCTATCGTTCTTGCTTCCCCTGTGGATACTGGCCACTTCAGAAACAATTGGCAAGTGGGGATCAATGAACGGAAGCTAGGTATCCTTGAAGGTGTTGACAAGAGCGGTGGTCCAACCATCCAAAAAAATGAATCCGTGTTCGCAAATTACGAAATGGGAAAAGGTCAAGGGAACAAAATCATTTTCTCCAATAATGTTGCCTATGCTCTTCGCTTGAACCAAGGGCATTCAGGCCAAGCAGCATCGGGCTTTGTGCAAAAGGCTTTACGTGCAGGAATTAAAGCCTTGGGTGTATCGGGAAAGATTTTCAAATCATGAGTCTTTCCCCAAACGAAGCAAGGCAAGCGATTCAATCAGCCTTCATTGCAGTGTGGGGAACGACAACCCCCGTTGCATTTGATAACAAGGCTTTCGACGCGAACGCCTTGAATGTGTCATGGGTCAGACTGAACGTGCAGTTTACCTCTGGCAGTATTTCCACGCTCGGCATTGTGGGTGATCGACGTTTCAGAAATGAGGGGTTGGTATTTGTTCAAGTCTTCACTCCTGTGGGTGGGGGTGTGTCTCCGAATGATGTACTAGCCACCACTGCAAGGAATGTCTTCCGAGGGGTTCAACTTGCAGGGGGTCTTTGGTTTCGGAATGAAGGGATAACCCATGTCGGGCCTGAAGGAAAGTGGTATCAACAAAATGTCAGTGCAGAATTTATTTTTGATGAAGTGGAGTGACTTGGTTCGGTGTCACTTTAACAACAGGAGGAACACACGATGAGCGATAGTAATAGATTCGCCCTTGCGGTTGTGGAAGAGGTGACACCAGGAACCACACCCGCGACTCCGGCCTGGGAAGCTTTAAGGATAACGGGCGCACCATCCCTAGAGTTTGCACCAACGACAGTTAGTTCAGAAGAAATTCGGCCCGATAGAAATATCCCCGATTTGATTTTGACGGATGCTGAAGCTGGTGGGGAAGTCACCGCTGAATTGAGTTTCGGAGCACAGGATACTGTGCTTGAGGGAGCTATGTTCAGTGCTTGGGTTGAAAGAAACAATAGAAAAGGAACGGAGATTACTGACATCACAGGGCAAGTCATCACCGTGTCTTCCGGCACGGCTTGGGTTGTTCAAGACTTGGCTTATCTGGAAGGCTTTGGAGATGCCAACGATGAAATTGTTTTCCCCGTGATTGCTACCGCTGATGCAACTACGCTCACGGCGGCTAGTGGGTTAACGGCCAATGCTTCACCACCAGCTACCGCCCGTGTCTACAACGTAGGTGTGCAAGGGGCAGCTGGTGATATTGATTCCACGGTCAGTCCTGACACTCTCACAAGCACCATTCTGGACTTCACCACGTTGGGCTTGCTGGTTGGAGATTGGATCAAGATCGGAGGAGCACTTGCGGCGAATCAATTGCCCACGGCTGAAAACAATGACTGGGTTAGAATTTCAGCCATTGCAGCAAATATTTTAACCTTTGACGTTGTGCCTACAGGCTGGGCGGCTGATGCCTCAACCACGGAATTGGTGTGGTTGTTCTTTGGGGATCGACTACGGAATGGAGTGACCAAGCGTTCTTATTCATTGGAAGAACAGTTTCAAGATCACTCGCCACCCAATTTTCAATACTTCCGAGGGATGCACTTAGACACTTTCGGAATTGCTATTCCATCGGCTGCAATCATGACAGTCAGTATGAATTGGTTAGGGTTCACAGCTGACCCCACACCGACTCGCTTCACTGGCTCAACCGATGTTGCGGCACCACAAAATTCCGTGTTCAATACTTCCTCAAGTGTGGGAAGGATTGGGCGAGGAACTGATGGACCATTTACCACACTGGATGGTTGCGTGTTCGATGGGGCGATCAACTTTGCAAACAATCTTCGGCAACAAAAATGTGTCGGGGTATTGGGAGCGGCTGGTATTGGGTCGGGATCTATGTTGGTGACTGGGAACACGAATTGCTACTTTGACAGCCTTTCGTACCTGCTTGATGTCATTAACAACACCGAGCGAAGTTTGGACATGAGGGTGCAGGATAGCCTTGGCAAAGCCATCGTCTTCGACATGCCTAGGTTGAAATACTCCACGGGTGGAGCACCTGTCCCGAGTCAGAATTCGGACATTTTTATCAACCTTGAATTTCAGGCCATCTTGGAATCCGCAAACGATTTGTATACGGTACAGATCCAACGGTTTCACAAGACACAATAATTTTAACCAGCGGGAGGGAACACGGTTTCCCTCCCGCACATGAAGGGGGCAGTGATGAGTAAAGGGGAAGACAAACAAGTCGAGCAAGAGCTGGAGCAAAACAACACACGGAGCAGATTTGCAAACCTCTATTCAACTTATGGGAGCGAACCATCACTGGAGCGTATCGGCGTGGTCATTGATTACGAGCTAGTGAACAAGGAAACCTTCAGCATCAAAATCAAAAGAGCTGGTGCTCGGAATCAAGAATGGAAGATCGCCTATAACAGAATCATGAAGCCTCACGCCGAAGAAATTACAGATGGGAAATTAAGCGAACATGAGAATAAAAAATTGTTGGCCGAAGTGTGGGCTAAGACTGTCGTGGTGGGATGGTCAAACTTGAGGGATGGGGAAGGGAACGAAGTGAAGTTTTCAAAGGAAACATGCTACGAGTTGTTCTGTGCCTTCCCTGACTTGTTAAACGAAGTCATTTCAGACTCTCACTTGCGGAGCAATTTTCAACATGAAGAAATGGAAGCCACAGCAAAAAACTAACAGCGGCCTTGGAATATGCCCTGGTGTGGGCAAAGGACGGGAGGGACGTAAAACTTGTCAAGGCCGCAAAAGCAAATAAGATCCCGATCCCGAAGGCGATCCAAAACAAGCCTACAGTTCAAGACTGGGATTTACTGTACTGGGATTGTTTCATGGATCTGTGCAGCTCTCGTCAATTGGTCAACGGCATGGGCCACATCACATGGCGAACGATCCATGCTTGGGCTGTTCGATTTGCCATTGACGACCCAGACCAGTTTGAGGTGTTGCGATATGTGGTCGGAAAGATGGACGAGTGGTGGGTTGATTACTTCCGCAAAGGGAAAAAATAAACATGGCCGCTGACGGAACCATTTTTGTTGAGATAGATCCGACTGGTGCGGTCAGTGGTGCTAAGCGCGTCAAGCGATCGCTCGACAGCGTTGGTGCTTCTGCCGACAAATTAGGTAAAAAGACTGGCCGATTGAAGAGTAGCTTGGCGGAAATTTCGAGAGGCTTAATCGGGCCGTTGGGCTTGGCCGCCGCCGCCGCAGCTGTGGTAGTGGCCTTTAGATCAGTCTTGGCAATTGCAGGTAAATTTGAAAAAGCCGTAGCAGAACTTAGTGCTATTACTGGAGCCGCTGGCGCAGATTTAAAAGTTCTAAGCGACGAAGCCAGAAGACTAGGGAAAACAACCACATCTTCTGCCGTCGAAGTGGCCACCGCCTTTAAACTTATTGCATCGGCCAAACCGGAATTACTTGAAAACCGCGATGCTTTAATCGAAGTCTCTAAACAGGCCATCGTTCTTGCTGAGGCGTCTGGATTAGAATTGCCTCTCGCGGTTAAAGCCCTAACAGGATCATTGAATCAATTTAATGCCCCCGCAGAAGAGGCTGGACGATTTATCAATGTCTTGGCCGCAGGTTCAAAACTTGGCGCCAAAGAAATTCCATTATTGACGCAATCATTAAAAGTGGCGGGTACGATAGCTGCCGGTGCAGGGTTATCGTTCGAGGAGACAGTTGCTGCCATCGAGGTTTTGGGTGAAGCAGAACTGGAAGGGGCTGAAGCTGGTACGCAATTACGAAATACCCTGCTTCGTTTGAATAAGTTAGGGGTTGAGGCGTTATCGCCAAGTGTGGTTGGCCTGTCGCAGGCATTGAAAAACCTTGAAGCTACGCAATTGTCTGGATTGTCAGTTTTAGAAAGAAACCTACGGCTTGAAAAAATATTTGGTGCTGAAACCATTGCTGGCGCTTCGGCTTTGTTGGTTAGGGCGCAACGAGTAGAAGACTTGACCAAAGCCGTAACCGGAACAAATACAGCATTTGAACAACAGTTGATTGCCACGGATACCCTTGAAGACGATTTGATTCGATTAGATAATGCTTTCGAAGGTCTGTCTTTATCATTATCCATGGGAGTCATTCCCAATACACGCGATGCCACAACCTTTATGGCTGATTATCTCAACGTCATTTCAGATGGCATCGACGATATTAATCAGTTAGGTGTTGCTATTGGTGAAGGGCTTGGAGGCGCTTTCCGCACAAATGAAGGTGTGTTGCGTAGTTTGACTGACGCTAGTGTCGAACAGATTGATATCCAAATAGAAAAACAAAAAGAACTGATAGCTAGCTTAAAAGAATCCCAAGGATTTGCTGCGTCCTTACAATCATTCTCTATATTTTCAGGTCTTGGAACCGCGCTTAATGTCGGAGAGATTCGAGAAGCTGAAAGACAGTTGGCAAAATTAAAAAGTTTGGGAGATGAAGCAAGAGGCATTGTCGCACCTGATGATCCAGTGGCTGACGAAGCTGCCGCCGCCGCCGCTGCCGCCGCTGCCGCCGAGGAGGCTGCCGCCGCAAAGGCATTGGCTAAGGCACGAGAAAACGCAGCACGAGAGGCAGAACGTGCAGCCCAAAAACAACAACGAAGTTTCCTGCTATTGACAGAAAGCTTGAACCCATTGGAAGCCTCACTGAATGACTTGAATGAGGCTGAAGCCACATTACAAAAGCAACAGGCTTTGGGATTGATTACAAAAGAGGAAGAAAAGATTTTACAAGGCCAATTGACTGAGGCGTTCAGAGCATCCCTTGATCCGATTGGGGCATTGAACGCAAAGCTGGCAGAAGAAAAAATGTTGGCCGCACTGTCCAATGAAGAGATGGCAATCACGGCACGGGTACAACGGGAAGTCAATGCCTTGAAAAAAGCTGGTGTTGAGGATGCCGAAAGCCATGCCGATGCCATTCGGAAAGAGGTGGTAGAGATTGATCGGCTCAAAGATATTCAAACGGAGAATGCAACCAAGACCGTGGAAGTCAATGAAGCCCTTGAACTTCAGAAGACCATCCTTGAAGAAATTCGTGGGCCACAAGAAGACATGAACGAGCGGCTGATGGCCTTGAGTGGATTGCTGGCTCGGGATGCCATCACCATTGACGAATTCAATACGAAACTTCAGGAGCTACGAAATACCACTCTTGAGGGACAGACCGGAGTGGAAGCAGGCTTCGAACGAGGGTTTATCAAGGCCCAAGAAAACCTGAATGACTTTGCGAGCCTCTCAGAAAAGATTGTGGTCGACTCCTTTCAAGGCATGGAGGATGCTGCCGTTAACTTTGCCAAAACGGGGA